GAGAGCAGGAAGGCTCGCATGAACACGAACCAACTGGCAGGATCGGCGGTAGCCGGACTGGCGGGCGGGCTCTCCGGCTCGGGCTCGCAGTTCGCCTCCAACATCGGCCGAGACCGCCTGGTGCGACAGGAGACGGCGCTGGGCGTCGTCCGGGAGATCGTTCCTCCGGAGACGCACATCGCATTGCAGCTGTTCCCCTTCATGGAGGTGGCAACCGACGACGTGATCTTCGAGTACGCTCGAGGCATCACGGATGGCCTGGCCCCGGCACGCGCCGAGGACGCCGAGTCGGAGCTGGCACAGAAGGACGACATCTTCGGTGGCGAGGCACGAGCGTCCGTCATCGACTGGGCAGTCAAGGACCACTACGTCGCCTCGGATGTTTCGCGGTATCGTGAGTGGTTGACGATCCAGGAAGCCATGCGCGACGACCAGGCCCTACGACTCACGGTCGACTCGATGACCGGCGAGTTCTCGAATCGGATGGCGCGAGACACGATGCGGCGTCGGCGGAAGCTGGACAACCGGATCGAGTGGCTGGGCATGACCTCGCTGTCGGGCGGCTTGATCAGCTACAACGACGGCAAGATCAAGTTCACGGTGGACTGGGGTCGGCCCGCAGCGCAGCAGGCGATGGTTCCTGCGGGCAACCCGCTGGGTATGGGAGCCTTCGGTTCGGCCTGGAACACCACGCCGAACAACACCTCGGACCCCATCGGCGACATCACCAAGATTCAGCAGCACGCGTTCAACACGTACGGTGTGCGGATCACCAAGGCGCTCATCTCGCGTCAGGGTCTCAACAACATCCTGAACTCGGCGTTCTTCGCGCAGCGTACTGGACTGGTCATCAACCCGACTGGTCCAGTCATGGGTGACCCGCGATACCTGATCGACGGCTGGGGTCCGGCGGCGGCCATCGCTATCGTGGAGCAGCAGACCGGCCTCACGTTCTACGAGTACGACAGCGTGTACCGCACTCGCGCAGTCGGTACCTCGACGGTGGTGCTCAACAGGTTCATGCCGGAGAACCGCACCGTCTTCCTCCCCGAGGAGGCGGACATCAACGAGTTCGACGAGACGGGCCTGGGGATCGGCAAGTTCCTCACCTCGCCGCACCCGGCAGGTATGTGGACGCCGGGCTTCTATGAGTGGGAGAAGGACTACGGCGTTGACCCTTGGGGTCTCGACGCCGGAACGGGAATCAAGACCTTCCCGGTTTTCCCCAACATGCAGTACACCTACACGTACGACGTGTACTAGGAGGTAGTTCATGAAGAACTGGGACGGCACCGTCGTCTTGAAGACGACTGGCAAGCTGGCTCGGACTCCTCGGGGCACCGGCATGGGCAAGGTCGTCACCGTCGCCTTCAACGGCTTCAACGGTGGTGGCGGGGGACTCGTGTTCGTTGGTCCGCCGAAGATCGGCAATCGGATCGTTTCGAAGACTGAACGCTGATCGCAAGTTCGGCTAGCACGGAAAGCAGGCAAGTGAAGGGGAGGTTGGAATCCCAGCCTCCCCTTTCTCTTCAGGGAAGGAATCCTGTGTCCGAGGAAAAGAATAAGGATGAGAACAAGGTGACTCCGAACACGGAGATCCCGAAGACCATGCCGGACGGAACGCCTGTCTTCACGACCATCGGCCGGGACTTCCGTGGGGAGGGTAACGACGTCAGTGGATACGTTGGAGTCGATCCGGAGTACCGGAACTACGCCAGTCAGACGGATCGACCCTTCACTACGGACGCTGACGTTCAGGCGATGCTCAAGTCCGGCCAGCTGACGGATATCGAGAACCTGTCGTTCGGCGTGGCCGCGGGCAAGAGGGCTGACGCTGTCGCGCGTGGCGAGTTCCTCGATCCCGCCAACGAGGACGACGACAAGGATCCCGACGAGGAAGAGGAGGATGATGACGAGGACGAAGAGGATGAGCCCAAGAATCTCGAGGCCCCCAACCCGTCCGGCCACGCTCCCATCGTTCACTCGCCCGTCAAGGCAGCGCCCGCCAAGGCGACTCCGGCCAAGGCTGCGCCCCAGAAGTAAGGACAGTCGATGACAACGTACTGCTTGGTCGATGATCTTCTGTTGGGGAATGTTCCAACCCCCGCAGATGCGTCTACCTATGTCCAGTCAACAGCAGATGAGATGGATTCGATCATCGGCCTGCAGTACGTGACTCCGGTTGTTCTTGATGACAGTGTACCGGCACAGCGTGCAGGGTTTCTGCTTCTGAAAAGGATCAATGCGTGGCTGGCCACCGGTCGCCTGTTGATGGCGCTGGACGGCGCAGGCGAGGATGACCAGCTTCATCAGTACGCAAAGTATCTGGTGGATCAGGCCATGCTTGCCCTTTCTCAGATTCAAGACGGAACCATCACACTTCCTGGCGCTGTGCCGGTGGACCCCGAGGGTGAGTTCAGGGGCACTGGACCGCTTGCCTCTTGGGCGGACGACACGTCACCGGTAGAAGCGTATCAGTCTGTGTTCGGGAACCCAGCAGCGCAGGCACTAACGCGACCGAGGCCGATCTTCTTTGGCTATCGAGATCTGTATACGTGGTGATCTGATGACTGGATACTACGTACAGATTGACGCCGATGCTAGTGAAGTTACCAAGGTAATTCAGCATCTTCAAGATAAGCTCAGCCCCACTGGACTGAGTGTCTTCTTGAATACGATGGTCGATCCATACATTCGGAACAGGATTGATCAGCGTTTTGGATCAGAAGGTGATGATGTCTCTGGCGCGTGGCATCCGCTAGAACAGGCTACTCAGCAGATTCGTGCTGCGTATGGCTATCCACCTGATCACCCGATCAACGTGCGAACAGGAAAGATGAGAAGCTTTCTTGTTCATACGCAGTCAGATGTTCAGCCCAATGGGATGGGGGCGACTCTGACTCATCCTCCGCTGACGGGTGATCCAATTACGCTGAAGAAGATAAAGACTGCCCAGACTGGATCTTCTAGCCCGGCAACACCAGCACGGCCAGTGATTGGATTGAACCAGAACGACGACTTGTTCATCACTTCAGAACTAGTGGTGTACCTTACAGAAGGTATGATATGATCAGCGCGGCGGATACCGAGTTTCCGAACAACGTTATCGCCTTGCTTGCTGCTCGTATCCCGGACTTCTGTGACCCAAGTCCAGCTCCTGGTACGCAGCAGTTGAAGGTATTTAAGCGACCACTTCGTACCACTGACCCAACACAGACTGTTGGCCTGTTTCCGGCCATGAAGCGACCGGACAATACGTCGTTCGAGATCACATCACTTGAGCCGACACTCAAGCGATACAGCGTGATCATGCAGACTGTCGTGCAAGATACCGACGAGGCTGCGTGCATCTCGGTACACTCGATCCTGAGTAATCGGCTGTGGCGGATGTTCTACCGTGATTCGCCACTGAACATCGGATTGACAGCGTTGGGGGTAGACGCGAATAATAGCCGCGAGCGTCTGCAACGACGCGGCATCGAACTTCAGCGGTACCTAAGCAATGAGATCCAGGGGACATACATCCAGACATCCTGGATCGAATGCTGGTTCGAGACGGAGACAGTGGAGACACAATGACATTGAGTCCCGAAAAGCGCGCGGAGTTGCTGCGCCAGGCAGGCGAGTTGCGCACCGAGGTGTCGTCTCTCACTGCCGAACGTGACCTCGCCCTCGAAGAAGCGTCGCAGTCCATTCACGACGCTAAGCTGGTCGCAGAGGTCATGGGCCTCGCGCGCCAGCGCGATGCTGCAGAAGCCGAACGAGACGCTGCAGTGAACACGACCGACGACGCGCTCGCAGCAATGCAGGCTGCAGTCGAAGCCCAGGAGGCGGTGGCATCCCTGCAGAATGCAGGATCGTCGGCGCCAGATCGAGAGGCTGAGACGCCGATCGAAATCCAGGTTGAGCCGAAAGAGGAAACGACTCCTCCGATGGACAACTCGGCCACGAGCAAGAAGGCAGGTAGCCGCTAATGGGTCAGAGCTCACAGGCGGGCTTCGTCGCCTTCATGACCCAGGCGTCGCCTGACGTCTTCCCCGCCGCCTTCAATACGACTGCCATCGGCATGAAGCTTCGGTCCGGCGGCATCGGCACCAACCGAGAGCTGATGATCCCCGATCCCGAGATCGGCGGCGGTCGGGATGTGACTGACGCTTACCTCGGTGCGGTCTCCTGGGCGGGCGACCTGGAATTCTACGCCAGGTTCAACGCAATGCTCACGCTCATGTATGGGGCGCTCGGCCTGAAGTACGTGAAGACTCCTGGTGGCACCAACCACGTCACCTTGTACACCATGACTGGCGCGCCGACGGGTGGAACGTTCACCCTGACCTACTCCGCGCAGGTCACGACCGCGCTTCCGTACAACGCATCGGCAGCACAGATCCAGGCGGCACTCGAAGCCCTGTCGAACATCGGCGAAGGTGAGGTGGATGTCACTGGTGGCTTGAATATCGGTACTACTTTCACCGTAACCTGGTACGGCACCCTGGCTGGCGTCATCGTCAACCCGACTGTTACACCGACGTTCACTGGCGGTAGCACACCTGCACTGACACCGACGAACGCAACGGTCGGCGCAGCGTACACCGGTGCAAGTACGCACACCTTCGTCTCGAGTGACACGGCGCAGCTGCCGTTCATTGCGATCCAGGAGCGCATCGGTGCATCGCTGGAGACGTACAACTACACTGATGGTGTGGTCAACACCTTCCACCTGGAGGCCGACGCCAACGGGTACCTGATGGGTACCGCTGGAGTTATCGCGCGCAAGCAGGTGGCTGGCGCAACTCCGATGCCTGGCATCAACTCGGCGTTCGACAACCTTCCGATGGTGGTCGGAACGAACATCGTCCTCACCTATAACGGTCTGAGCCTTCCGGCGAAGTCGTTCAGCATGGACATCAACAACAACTTCGAGGACGACGACTTCCGACTCGGTAGCTTCTACATCGGGGACCTGACGCCCAAGCGTCGTGAGGTTACGATCGGTGCGAGCATCCGAGAGCAGGACAGTGCGATGTGGCGGCAGGCGGCGTACGGCGCTGCGGCATCGACGACTCCTGGTGGCCTGTCCGCGAAGCAGCCGTTGACCATCAACATGCAGACCTACGAGCCGATCCCCGGCGCGGGTGGCACGCTCAAGTACACGCTCGAGCTGACCTTCCCGATGGTTGCACTGAAGCCCTACACCCTTGCGGCGTCGGGTGACGACATCATCGAGTCGGACTTGGAGTTCCAGGCTCTGCGTCCGAACGCTGCACGGAAGCTGATGTACGCCGAGGTTGCAACAGACCTCGCGACCGTCGTCTAGCTTTACTCAGTTCGGCGGGGCCAGGCTCTAGCGTCCGGAGCCTGGCCCCGCAACCTGTTGTAAGTATCACGTCGCATTGGACACGAGAGGCCCAGCCATGACGCAGTCATTCAATCAGCCTGGCGGCATGTCGGCAGGGGGCGGAGATACCTTCGCTACCCCTTCCGATGTTGCCGTCGAGGCCAACGTCGACCCGTTCAACGGATTCGAGAACTACTACTCGTTCGACGAGAAGGATAAGTGGTTCTTCCCGGACGGCAAGCAGTGGATCGAGTTCCGGAAGCTCACCGAGGGGGATCGGGCCAAGTACCTTAAGGCTACCCGATCGGACGTGCACCTCAATCAGAAATCCGGCGAGGCTCGCATCCCGTTCGACCAGTCGAACGACCGCAAGGAGTTGCTCCTGGCGTCCATCTCCGACTGGTACATCGCCAGCTTCGTGACCGGCCAGCCGCAGCTCATCGCCTTCCAGCCTCCGTCGGTGGGCGGCAAGGGTGGAGTTGTTTCTCAGTGGATCGACCGGGCCAACCCGGAGGTTCTGGGCCAGCTCGAGAAGGCGATTCGCAAGTACAACCCCTGGCTGCTCAACGAGATGTCGGTCGAGCAGATCGACAAGGAGATCGCCGACCTCCAGGAGCTCCGTCTCGTGGCTGAGAAGCGTGAAGCCGAAGAGGGAAATTTCGCCTCCAAGTAGATCGGTGGGTAACGGGTAATCCTGTTTCCGGTCCACATGCGGCTATCAGGTTGTTTACACTTTGTCGAAATATGAAGTGGACTCACTTGCCTGTTGATGGTGGACTGTACGCTCAAGACCCGGATCTGCTTGACAAGTTTGAATACATCTTCCGAAAGATCGACGAAGAAGAATCTCGTCGGCGCGAGGAAGAAGAACGCAAACGCAAGAACGAGGAAGCGAAGAACAGGCGTTCTACGTCAGGCCGAGGACGACGGCGATAACGGAACAGCCCTGGGGTTGACGCCCCAGGGCTGTTCCTGTATGGTATTCGTGTCGGGCACTGGAGGCCCACCAGGAACCATTGGGACTCACAGGAAGCCCCTGATGAATAGCTTTGTGAATGTACAGGTTCGTGTGCTTGCAGCTCAGGCTCAGGCCCAGCTCGCACAGTTGAACTCCAAGCTCAATGGCCTCCAGTCTGCATTCAACAAGTCTGCAAAATCTGGTTCAGCATTCGGTAACGTCTTGGGTGGCATGGGACTTGCTGCCTTTGGCAGTCGGGTCCAGTGGGCCGGTAGGCAGCTGGAGTACAACTTCACCTTGCCCATTGTAGCCGCTGGGGCGGCGGCTATGAAGTTGGCCCTTGACAACGAAGCTGCCTTCACTCGTATCACCAAGGTGTACGGTGACGCTACGCATGACGCTCAGTTCTATTCCAAAGAGGTTCAATCCCTCAAGGTGAACTTCGAGCAGCTGTCGAACGCGTATGGCGTCAACCAAGCTGAAGTATTGAACGTTGCTGCTGGATGGGCAGCGGCTGGCGCATCTGGACTTGCGCTAGCAAAGTCTGTTGATCTCACCATGCAGACTATGATCCTTGGCGAGATGGATGCGACCGAGGCCACGCAGGCGCTTATCTCCATCCAGGCTCAGTATGGATTCGGCGTCGCCGATCTTACCAAGACCATTGCGGTCTTGAACATGGTGGAGAACCAGACTGGAATCTCGCTCAAGGGTCTGGTGCAGGGCTTCGAGCGATCGGCAGGTATTGCACGAAGTACGGGCGTCGACGTTCGGCACCTGGCAGCAATGCTTGCAGCATTGACGCCAGCTACTGGATCTGCCGCGCAAGCCGGTAATGCACTCAAGACGATCTTCTCTCGGTTAATCTCGCCCACCAAGGAGACGACCGAAGTTCTTGGACTCATGGGCATTCACATTGGTGACCTGTCCTGGAAGTCTGCAACCATGACGGATCGCCTGATCATCATGGCCAACAAGTTCAAGGGACTGTCTGATGCACAGAAGGGCGTAGTCAGTTCCGTTGCAGCTAGCCGTTGGCAGGTTAACAAGTTCGAGGTTCTGATGCGGGACCTCATCAACACCAATGGTTATTACCAGAAAGCTTTGCAGGCGACCGCACGGGATACTGATGTCTTCAACCAGATGAACAAGGAGCTCACGGCTGTTCTTACGAGCAACCCTCGGCGACTTCAGATCATCTGGACCATGCTACAGAATGCAGCGGCCGACGTCATCACTCCGATGATTCCACTCATCTTGTACCTGGCGCAGAGTATCACTAGCCTGGTGAGTGCATTCAGTAGTTTGCCGCAGCCGATCCAGCTTTCTATCCTTGGACTACTCGCCTTCATGGCGATCATGGGTCCACTGGTTAGAATCTTCGGTGCGTTCATCCTGCTTGCTTCAGAGGTTGGCAAGTTGTTTGGGATGCTGGTTATCCCAGTCAGGGCGGCAGGTACTGCACTGCTCTGGTTGCTGCGGATGCCGTTTACGGTATTCTTCAGTGCCGCAAGCTTCATGATCCGGGGCGTCATCAGTATGTTTATGTTCATGGGGCCTGCACTTAGGGTAGCCATGAACATCGTTCAAGGTATTCTTTTCAGCGGCGCAGCAGCAGCTGGAATAGCTTGGCGGGCAGGCTGGGGGGTCATTACCGCAGTTGGCATTGGTGCCATGACTGTGCTTCAAGCCAGCGTGGCATACGGCATGGCCGGGATACAGCGGATATTCATCGCTGCTGCGTATGGCCTTGGTGTAGTGTGGCGAGCTGGACTTGTAGCCGTCGCGCTTGTCCAGAACGCTTGGGCAGCCATCATGTCCGTGTCGTGGTCGAGCCTGATGCTGCGCATTGGGACGATCGTCGCAGCAGGATTTGCAGGCATCGGGACAATCGTCACGAGATTCATTCCACTGGTTCGGGCGGCAAGTTCTGCGATCTGGGTTGCAATGACTGGACCGTGGGGCATCGCAATTGCTGCAGTGATCATCCTGCTCCTTGCGTTCTGGGATGACTTGAAGAAGTTGTTTACGGCCATTGTTCGTGGCACGATCAATGCCTTCAACTCGCTGCCCCGTGGTGTACAGTCTGCCATGCAGGCAGTGGTGAATGTTGTTAAGTCTGCAGTGATGGCGGTCTACAGACTGTTCAGTTACCTTAACCCTTGGGCACATCACTCTCCTTCACTTGTGGAGAGCGTAACCACGGGCATGGCCGAGATAGAGCGACAGCTTGCTCGGGCCAAGGGATTTGGTAGTGCATTCAAGTCAGCGTACACTGATATGCAGAGGTTTGCATCTGCGCTAATCAAGTTGCAGAAAGCAGCCAATGCGTCTGATTATGCAGACATGCGTAAGCAGATCAAGGGCGTCGACCCCAACGCACTGGCTAGCTATGACAGGCTTGTGGCAATTCTTCCTAGCCTGAAGAGCAAGCTGGCTAGCCTCAAGCCAGCACTCGATGCCGAGACTGCATCGCTTGCAGTACTTAAGACGAAGGTAGATGCGGCTAACGACGCTCTCGACAAGCAGCAGAAGATCCTGGATAAGCTGTCCAAGGTAGCAGACGACTACCAGAACCAACTGCAGAATGCACAGACTGCATTGGATAGCTTTGCCAACGCACCCATCAAGGGTATGAAGGCTATGTCCGATGCGATCTTCCAGAACGAGATGAAGCAGAAGGCACTGCGTCTTGAGATGATGCAGATGGAGGATGCTGTTGGTCCTCTGGATAAACTGCAATCTAAGATCGAAGCCATCAATGGTCAGATCGAAATGCTTCGCGGCAAGCAAGCGGAGCTACGCAGCGCAGGTGCGGGCAGTGAGATTCTTGGACAGTACGACGCACAGATCCAGGCATTGGAAGATCAGCAAGATGCTATAAACCAGCAGATTGCACCATTGCAAGATCTGAACAACGAGATCGATGAACTCGGTCGAAAGGCCGAAGAGCTTGATCTGCAGAATTCGCTGCAGTTCGATCCACTCAAGCGACAGATTGATGACGCGGCAAACTCCATGAAGGAGCTGCCGTTTGATGAGATCATCGCGGGTGTCACAGCAAACAAGGCAGAGGTAGACAGACTTACAACTGCATACAACAACGCCAAGGCTGCTGTTGACAAGCAGCAGGGAGTTGTTGATCAGTACACTGCCCAGCGGGATGCTGTGCAGGATCGGTATGACACCGAGTCGAAGGCGCTACAAAGACTGCAGGATCAGTATGACCTTTACGAAGGTCAGATTCGTGACATCGAGCAAGCGCTTAAGGACGCCGGCTCCGCTGCAGATACATTGAACCGTGCAAAGAATGGCGGATCAATGACACCAGGCGCAGAGAACTTCAAAGCTGGTGCGGGTGGTAACTTCGGCGACCCAGGTGGATTCGCACAGATCGGTCGTGAAGGTGGACTAGAAGACCAGTCGAAGATGATCGATGACTTCACCGCCGAGATGGCAAAGAAGACAAAGGACATGTTCGGCATCTTCAACTTCCTTGACCCGATCAAGAAGGGCTGGAACATTGCCTGGACTTGGGTCAAGACGAACGTCGGCCCAGCATTCAGCGCATTTGGTGAGAATGTTTCCGGCGCCCTAGGGAAGATGGATCTGTTCAGGGGTGCAGGTGACTGGCTAGAGACTCTCAAGAACATCGCTACCTGGGTAATGAATGCCGGCAAGATGATCTGGAAGTATCTTGGTCCAGAAATCATCAGTGCAGGCAAAGAAGCTTGGGCTGCACTGAAGGATGCATTCAAAGAGATTCAGCCAGAGATTGCAAAGTTCCGCGATCTGGTTGGGCCAATGGGGAAGATGATCGGACAGGTCTTCAACTTCACCAAGCCGGTCCTGATGATAGTACTTGGTTTGATTCTTGCGATTGTTAAGGGTCTGCTGCGAGCGTTCACTGGTGTCATCGGTCCAGTCATTCGAGGCATCGGCGACTTGATTGCGGGACTCGTAAAGATCATTCGTGGTCTGCTTGAGTTCATCATCGGGGTCTTCACGGGCGACTGGTCCAGGGCATGGCAGGGAATCAAAGACATCTTCGCTGGGCTATGGCAAGCCATCTGGGGAATCCTTTCCAACCTGGTCAAGGCTATTTGGGGCCTGTTGAGCGGATTCGTTTCAGGGTTCATCGGGTTCTTCACCCAGCTGTATGACGAGCTGGTCGGCCACAGCATCATCCCTGATATGATTAACGCAATAATCTGGTGGATCGCAAGCCTGCCAGGTAAGGCTTGGAATGCTCTATCAGACTTCGGATCCAGGATGGTGGCACGCGCCAAGGAAGCATTTGGAAAGATGATGGACATGTCTGTAGCTGGATGGCTCATCATCTGGAACTGGATCAAGGGTCTACCACAGAAGGCGTTCGACGCTCTGAACAACCTGGTGCCGGGCCTTGGAAACAAGGCAAGGGATGCGTTTAACTCATTCAGTGCCGGGGCGAAGGCTGTGTGGTCTGTGATCGTCTCGTGGCTGAGTGGAAGGCCAGGCGAGGCTGCAGCGAAACTTGCTTCAATGGCTGGCGCGTTCGGCGACAAGGCCAGAGACGCAATGAATTCGCTGAAGAATGGACTTACCAGTACCTGGTCCAAGGTCAGCGACTGGGTCAGTGGCGTCGGTGCAAGAATAAAGAATGCCATTGGCAATCTTGGAAATCTTCTTTACAACATCGGTCATGACATCATGCAGTCTTTGCTGAATGGACTGAAGGGTGCCTGGAATGACGTAATCAACTGGGTGGGCGGGATTGCTGGATGGATCAAGGACCACAAGGGTCCGATCGAGAAGGACCGGAAGCTGCTGGTTCCTGAAGGTGGAGCCATCATGGACAGCCTTGGCACTGGTCTTCGGAAGAACTGGAGTGGAGTCGAGGGTTGGCTTGATGGTGTGTCGAGTGACATTCAGGACACATTGGCGGCTAGCCAGCGTCTGTCTAATGCGCTAGCATATCAGACTACCGACACCATCATGAACCAGAATAGAACTGCAAGCACAAACACCGGATCTGGCTCCGGTGGGGATACGTATAACTTCAACGGAGATCTGTCGTTCCCGAATATCAAGGACGGCGGGGACGCAGAGGAGTTCCTTCTCAACCTCGAAGCAATGGTCAGGGGATAAGACATGGCAGGTACGCAACTTCGGCAGATGGGCACGACCGCCCAGTTCGCCCCAGTCATTAAGCGCGGTGTTGCCACACTGACTGACGGGCGTACCGTCTCCCTCTCCATCGATACCAACCTGGCAGCTTCGTCAGGTACTGACGTAACTGGCGTAGCCAAGATTCACCTGTACGTTTCGACTGACGTGAGTCGTACGGCGTTCACCTTGGCTACGTCCTTGACGCCAGCAGTTGCACCAGCCTCGTCCACGCGTGCCGCCAGAGCCAGTATGACGCTAGGTGCAGACAACTCGATCTGGGTAGTCTGGCAGGGGGTTGACAACGGACTGTACGTAACCAGGTGGAGTTACTCAGCTGGGACAGTTACCTTCGTGGCAACCGAGACGGTGCAAGCTGCAGGTGCGATCGTCGACAGATTCCGTGCGGTTGACATCGATCTCACCGGAAACGCCAGCGCACTGGTAGCGACCTACGAAGCTAGCGCCTCAACCGGTAACGCGGCATCTCACCGGATGTACGTCCGCAGTAACGCGGCTACCTGGGTGCGGGCAGTAGACTTGCCTGCACTTCTGTCTGGTCAGTTTGTTCGGACCAACAGCGAGGATGTGACTGTAGCTTGGCGTGGAGATGGCATTGTCTCTAACGTGGGACGGTTCCTGTTCTACGGAACCAAGACGCACACTACTGCTGACACTGGAGACTTGCTTCGCGAGTACAGCTTCAATGTCTCGACGGCAGTAGCTGATTCTGGTAGCAACCTTGGATCGTGGTCCACGGCATTCAACCTGAATCAAGCGGCTGGCACAAGGCGTGCAATGATCTTCACGCTGAACACTACGCTGTACTTGCTGGCTGGAGTTATCGGCGCCGGTGTTCCGCAGTTCTACGCAACCAAGCTAACGAGTGGCAACTACGGTGCGCCTGTTATCTCTAGAGCTGGGTACGTCTCTACGATTTCGCTGTCGAACTATTTCAAGATTGATCCGACTTACAATCAGCGTACCTACTGGAGTGTGAACTACAAGGACAACAGACTGCTGTTTGGATTCTGTGGGATCGGTTCGGGCACGGCTCCTCGCATCCTTCGTGAGGTATCCATGAGCTGGGCTGCGGTTGGCACGCCTAGCGCCAAGCCCACCATTGACGCCATTCCCCGGCCGCTAGACAGCGCCTTTTACGGGGTTAGTGGTCCGATAGCTATCTACGGTGGCGACAATAAGCGGACACAGGCAAGTCTGAAATACTACAACTTTGTCGGGATGTACGGTCTATCTGGAAATACAGTATCGACCACGATCCCTCGTGTCCTCAGATTCATTTCCGAGGACACGTTCGATGCACCGACACTGTTGAGTCCATACAGCACTGAGCCAACAAGTCGTCCCACCTATCGAGTGAGGGTTGACAACGTCAACCTACAACCGAACCTGTACGGCAAGATTGAAGTGAACGTTGCGACCAACACGTTGTTCACTACCAGTCTCAAGACGATCATCCAGCCGGACTCTGCCTTCCAGTACTTCGGAAGTCAGGACGGCCTATCGGGTGGCAGTAAGCAGGTAACGATTGCTACTCAGGATGCTAGCCAGGCACTGACGCAGGGTACGTGGTACTGGCGTGCACGAGTTGTGTCCGACAAGGACTCGCCGGGCGCGTGGTCGACTACGACATCCTTCATCGTGAGTCATCCGCCAGCAGCTAGTCCGATTTACCCTGCACCAGCTACGATCTTTGCGGATGTTCTTGGAAACCTGTACAACTTCATCTGGGCACGTAGCGACACCGAGCCGACTGATACCCAGACTGCATATCGACTCATTGTGCGGCGGCGTGATACCTTTGCAAACATTCTCGATACAGGGTTTGTCGCATCTAGTGCAAGTTCGGTTGCAGTGTCGATCGATGCCAACGCATTGGCAATTCTGGATGTACCTCTCGACTGGTCTGTTCAGCTAAAGGACGCTGATGGCATTGCAGGTCCTGCGTCGACCCTGGTAGAGTTTGCCATTGGTGACCCGCCTAACCTGAGCATCATCAATCCAGATGGTGTAACAGTGATCGATACCGCACTGCCGACGTACACCTGGACGTTCACTGGATTCGGGTTGCGTACGCAGAAGTCATACAGGGTTACGGTCTTCGATAACACGACTCCGAACCTGTTGACTAACGCTTCGTTCGAGTCTGGCATGACGGGCTGGAGTCAGTTCGACGGTACTGCCGTACAGTCGAGTGCACAGTTCAAGCGCGGTGGGTTCTCGGCATTCATTACTCCTAATGGCACGGGTCCTTCGCCACGCGTGGAAGCGCAGTCTGCCAATCAGCCTGCAGTTACTCCCGGACAACAGTACACAGTTGAAGCTTGGATCAGGCCGACTACGGCAAATAAGCCAATCTTCATCGGCATCAACTGGTTCGATGCAGGCGGTGGATTCATCTCTACCTCTACTTTGACTGGAACCGCACTAGCTGGAACTTGGCAGTACTTGACACTGACAGCTACCGCACCAGCGTTGGCCGGCAAGGCTGCACTGCAGGCTGGCGTGACGAGCACGCCAGCAGTTGGAGACACTGCATTTGTTGATCAGCTGTCGTTCCATCTGCCATCGCTGGCTGCGTCTAACATGCTCCAGGATAGTTTCTGGCTGGTCGGAGCGGCGGTAGCATACACGTTCCCGACTCAGGTACTTGTCGACGCACACAACTATGGCGTCACGATCCAGGTTCAAGACACCGGTGGATTGATCACTGAAGCAACTGAGTATTTCACGACCGACTGGACCGAGCCAGTGTTGGCATCGGGTCTGTCGGTTACCACTCCTGACCTGTTCAAGGTTCGTGTGGCATGGACGGATGCTGCACAAGATACAGATTGGGTTGCGTACAGAGTCTACCGTCGATACATGAGGACATCGATCTCGGCGTTCGACATCGATAGTACTGCAACCACCTGGTATCTCATGTATGAGACAAGTGACGATCTCACGAACTACACCTTCGATGACTACCTGACTCCACTGAACATCGCGGTCGACTACGTGGTGGTTCAGTTGGCTGACCGATTTGGATCACTAGTAGAGTCGACGATCACCACGTTCCAGACGGTGACGCTAGCCAGCAACAGGTACTACTTTGTCCCTCAAGTACTGTTGGGTGGCATCGTCAGCTTCGAAGCGTCTGCAGTGACGGGTGACACATTCTCGAGGGAGATAGAGCAGGAGACGCTGCATGTAATCGGTCGCGGGCGACAGGTTCAGGTTGGTGACGATCTGGGATACGTTGGCACACTGTCTATCAAGCAGCGGAATCCAGCCATCGCTCGTCGGGACAGAGAGTTCCTTGAGATCATCTCTGCACAGTACAACGCAGTCTACATCAAGAGTCCATTCGGCGACGTGATACTCTGCGCGTTGGGTAACGTGCAGAGTACTCGAGTTCCTGGCTACGGTGGCAACGCGGACTTCGTTGACATCTCGGTACCGTACATGGAGATCATAGACGAAGAGTTCGTCGCACGAGCATTGGGAGCCTGATCGTGGCAAACTTCACAGTGGCGCCCAACGCCGACAGACTTGAACCTGTCGTCCCATTTGTTGGGATTCCCTCAGACAGAATCATCAGAGAGCTGACGGGTGGACTAGTTAGGATATCTCGTCGAGTAGAGATCTACGAGTCGGATGCCATCACCAAGTTCAATATTCCCAACTGGAACAAAAGACTCCTTGATGGCTCGATCACGGTAGATCGAGATCGAGACGAGAAGCGCACCTGCGACTTTACCTTTGACAACACGGACAAGGCACTGAAGGATGATCCGTTCAACGGGTTCTGGTATGACAAGATCCTGAAGTGCATCTGGGGTATCAGGTACTACGACGAGACAGTGAACAAGTGGCGTCGCTGGGAAACTCAGCTAGGCGAGTTCATGATCGACCGGATCGACTCTGATCGGTTCCCGAATGAGGTAAAGATAGTCGGTCGGGACTACGCAAAGAAGTGCATCGTATCTCGACTGCCGAATACCATGACCTTTCCGGTGGGCTCGGTGGTCGAGGACATCATCTCGGCACTGGCAGCCAACGCGGGTATCGCCAAGTTTGCAATGCCATCTACTGGACAGGCGTATACAAGAGATCTAGTCTTCACTCGAGGCACCGAACGATGGGAGGTAATGAAGCAGCTTGCTGATGTTATCGGCTATGAAGTATTCTTTCGCGCCGACGGCAAGCTGACGATGCAGCCCTATCCAGATCCCTCACTGTCACCGCTGGCTTGGTCGTTTACGCAAGACGCAGGTGGTACGCTGATCAAGTACAGTAAGTCAAGCAATGACTCGCAGGTGTTCAATCACATCTTTGTTACCGGCGCAACACTCGGTGGTGAAGCGTCAGAGCTGGGCGGTGCTGTTACTGGTAACACAGTTAGTCAGGTGATCTTCGCCG